AACCCGATGGCCGTCATAGTCTCGGGCGTAGAACCTTTGACATAACCGTAGCCCAAGCTGGCCAGGATGGCGAGCGGAACAACCGCCAACTTGAACCGCAAGGCCGCCCCGAAGAGCCGCCCGGCTTTTTCGTCGTTGCTCGCCACGCTCCGGATGATGACTTGGGAAACACCCAAGTCCGCCAGGATAGTGAACATCGAGGTCACGCTCACCGAAAAGAAGTAAACCCCGGTGGCGTGCGGCCCCATAATCCTGGCGATGGCGTAAAAGTACAAGAAAGCCACGACCTTGCTTAAGGTCATGGCGACTGCCAGCCAAGAGGCGTTTTTGGCTATCCTGGCACTTTCTGACACGCTCCAAGCGTAGCTTATTTAAGCAAAATTGGCTAGATATTGCACTTTACTCATCAACAAAACATGATGCGCATGGCCTCGTCAGGATTTTCTTTGGCAAAAGAAATAGCCCGCTCCAACGTTTCTTTGTTGGAGAGCGGGTCGTACAAGCCTTGTATTTTTTCTGCTACTATAGGAGCGGTCGTTTCGCTCTCACGTGCGGTCTTGATAAATCCACGCTCTTTCGCGGCTGACGGTGGATAGAATAATTGACCTTGTTTTAATAAACCTCCTTCCAATTCGGATCCACTAAGTCCTTCTGCGGGTTCAAATATGGTTGCTTGCCATTCGCTATTGCGTACTCGTTGAGTTGATTCGCCAATTCCTGCAATTGCTCCATTGCGTCCGGCGGTATCTGGTCTTCCAATTCCTTCCGCAATGTCCCTCGCTTCTGCTGACGTAAGGCTGATATCAGGCCGTCGTAACGCATCGCGTGCACCATTACCTGTCCTAAGTCCCAATCCTTGGGCGATATCGGGGTCGAGTTGTTTTGATTCGTATAATCGTTTGACATAATCGTCAGCCTCACTTACCAGGCTATTTTCAGCATACGCCTTTTGTCGCAAAAAAGACAAGTTTATCCACCGCCTGAATGACGTTCGGCTAAAAATCAAATAAAAACATCCTACAATTGGACCGACTTGAATAAAATAACGCAAAATATATTTTGCGACATGCGACGAGCTTTCTAAGTAAGCACGCAACAAAAAGAGACCCTTTCGGATCTCTTTTTGAATTCTTGATGTGTTTACCGCTTACTCCACTGCGAGGCCCTTCGGGACCCGCTATTATCAAACTCTGCCACATTAACTCCCAGTCGTTGTCTTGAAACTTCAATGTTCAGCTTACATAAATATAATACCTAAACCGTATTTGCCTGTCAAGTCTTATCTGTGGATAAAATTACCGAAGCTTTACGGCCTGTCTTTGAATTTGGCCTTTTGCCGTATCGGTACACCACTTGTCTGATGGTAGTGAAATCCAGATCGTAAAGTTTGGCCAAGTCCTTCAAAGTATAGCCTTTTAGGTACTTGCTGTGAATCTCCAAGTTCCTCTCCTTTTTCTCGGGTCGTCCCGGTTTGTTGTTCTGCATAGGCCACTATGTTACCTGTTTTGCCTAAATCGTGCAACTTGCCAGTTTCCATCACCCGCCTGTACTCCTCTTCCACCTCCTTGTCCTTGTAGCCCATGTATGTCTGTGTTGTGGATAACTTGGCATGCCCCATCATCACCTGGAGATAGCGCAGATTGGCGTTGGCTCTTACTCCACGATAGCCAAACCCGTGCCGGAAACTATGGGGAGTGATTTTCTTTTCCACGCCCACCTTTTCGCGCAATTCGCGGATCATACGTTCAATGGCTCCTTTGGTTACTCTGCATGGTTTTTTAGCCGTATCCAAGGAAATCCATAAGGCTTCGCATCCAAGCCCTGCTCGGACGAGCATCTGTAGTCTTACATCGAGCCATCGCTTGAGATACCCATGCGTTTCTTCGTCCCAATACACCTCGCGCTTATGATTCTTGCGCTTAAAAGTGCAGACTAAGGCTTTACGCTCGTCCATATTCAGGTCAGCCACATTAAGCGACAGTAGCTCCCCTAACCGCAATCCAGTAGCGTACAGAAACGATATGATCGCTTTGTTGCGTATCTCAGACGGCAGTAATTCCCCGCAACCGTCCATGAGCGAACGGAACTCCTGCGGTTCAAGGAACGGGTACGAGGTCTTATCAACAGCCGGCGGTGAGGGTATCAGGTCGTCAGCGAAATCCACCATCTTTTGGCGATATAGCCATTGCCAGAGGGTCTTAAGCGCCGTGACGTACAGGTTGCGCGTGCCAGACTTCAATCCCTTGTTTTCCATCCATTGAAGGTATCGCGTCAGGTCATCCAAGGTACACGTCTTGAGCACCAACCTGTTTTCCACAAGGTACTTCTTTAACGAATTGAGCGCATAATTGTACGATAGAACAGTGGCCGGGGAGTGAGCTCCTTTAAGCCACACTAGAAAACTACTTATAATTTCTTCGTTTTCCTGCATATATAACCGCCCACCCTACTCCCGGACAGGTTAAGGCTGTACGGTTTCGGATGGGCGGATTTTCCCCGTCTTGCTTGCGCAACACGGTTGACCGCATAAGCCAATAAATGGCCTATACGGCTTTCAAACTATACACCCAAACAAAACGCATGTCCTTAACCCATGCGGTTCGTTGATGGTTTTAATATAACGGCGCTTCTAACTAAGCAAAAAATTTCTGTGAAGTCAAGTGGGTATGGTATAATATCATTGACAATTTTGAATAATTATGCTTCTCTTTCATGAGATATGAAAAAACTTCACATTTTGACGGCATTAGCCGTCGCGCTCGTAATGCTTGTTCCGTCCGTCTCAGAAGCCAGAACAGGCTGTTGCTCTTGGCATGGCGGCGTCTGCGGTTGCGGTTGTTGTGATGGGACTTCTCTTTCGGCAACGTGCGCGCCTTATTATCCGGAGTGCTATGCACCAACGTCGGTTCCGCAAGATGTCGCCCCGATACCAAAACCGGCTCCCGTTATCGCTCAAGCGCCTGTCTATTTCACGGGAGTCCCAAGGTCAAGGACGGATCTGCTGAACTGTTTGGTCGTCGGAAACAAAATATCAAAGATTTACCATCTGCGAGGAAGCCGGTTAATCAAGACGATGACCCCTAAAAACAAAGTGTGTTTTAGAAATGAAGCCGCGGCTAAGGCTCTGAATTACAGGAAGTCGCTAGTTAAATAATGACAACGATGAATGTATGAGCCCAGAAAAAAAACTGAATGTGCTGGTAGCTATTACGTTAATTGGTTTTATTATCGTTTTTTATAAACTAGACGAGTTGCAAAAAACTGTCATTGAGACTAAAGATGTCGCAATTACTGCTTCGAGTAATGCCCTATCGGCAGCATACTCAGCGCGGAGAGCAGAAGATTCCGCTTCAGAAGCTCAAAATACTGCCCAGGAGGCCGCGAATAAAGCAGATGAAGCAGCTGACTATGCTGCGAACTGTCCGGGTAATTGAATATGCAACCAGAGTCTTCATTTGATAAGTTGAGCAAGGCCATTGGCCAAGCGATTTTGGCATCCTTGGTGTACATTAGTTACATGTTTGGGATTGGTCTAATTGGTGTTTTTGTTCTAGTAGTACCAGTAATGATTGTTTTATCCATAGCAAAACATTTCTTGCCGGTGGGAAATCCAATTGTTTTTGCTGTTTTGTTCACTGCAACGTTTGTAACGTCAACCCAAATAGCATATAGAATTGCTTATTGGTTAGGTCTCACTAGCCGTGATTAAATATATGAAAATCTTGTTTACTGCATTAATGGCAATATCGCTCGCTTGCCTGTTTCCATCTCTTACTCAAGCGTCTGATGGTTTAAGCGCGTGCTCATATCACGGAGGAATAAATTGTTACGCCGGCGCTGATTACGACGGTTCGGTCATTTGCCAAGACGGCTGGCGTTCGTCATCCGTAGCGTACAGAGATGTCTGCCCAGCGAACTCTATCTACAACAAACCTAACCAAACCGCTTGTGATTTGTATTATACGTGGCTTGGTTCCGGGACAAACCCACTAAGCTCCGGTGGAGCGAGTCTTGCCGCCGCTTGTGAAGCCGAAAAAGCCGCAACCGCCACTCCGACCTACGTGCCAACTTACAATAACGAGATTGCGGTGCCGACATGCCCAAAAAACTCAACCCTTGATTCTTCCGGTTATTGCATGTGCAATAACGGATATTTTGTTTACAAGGATGAAACTGGAGAGCGATGTGAGCTTTTTGCCAACATCTGCAATTTCAAATACGGCCAATACTCACAACCTAACGTAGCCACGAACAAATGCGAATGTATGGCCGGATATCGCCTAGATATCGCCACAAATAAATGCATCAATGCCGATACATGGTGCAAAAACACATACGGTCAGAATGCAGAATATAAGGACGATGGATGCACCTGTATGGAAGGTTACGAGATGGGAATGATCCTTAGCCCTTGGTGCGTCAAGAAAAACGCAGAAGTAACTGTATTGTCGACAAATCAGACAGAAGGAACGCAAAGTCCCGCCACATCTGCACAATCTGAGGATTTCGTAACTGAACAGATAAGATTGATTACGACGCCGGACACACTTTTAATCAACCGTCTAAAAGGAAACATCCTTTTGCAGGTGCAAACATTGGGAGCGGCATGGTATTTGCACCCAGTAACGCTCAAGCGGTACTACTTGAAAGATGGTCAAACTGCTTATGAGATGTTGCGAGCTTTCGGCCTAGGCGTATCTGAAAACGATTACGCAAAAATCGCAGCTGGTGATTTGAGGCTCAAAACAAAACTGAAAGGGCGGATAATACTTCGCACACAAGCCCATGGTGAGGCCTACTACATTAATCCCAAAGATTTGGGCGTCACCTATCTGAAAGACGGCGAGGCCGCTTACCAAGCCATGCGCAATTTAAGCATTGGAATAACAAACAAAGATTTATCGCGCATACCAATAGAAAGGTTTGTGCCGATAAATAAATAAAAATCAACACTATCACTTAACCGCCGCTTTTTCTTCGTCCACCAATTGTTTAATCTGTTTTGCGACTTCCGGCGTGATTATCTTTTTAGCCTTCAATTCCTTGTAATAAGCGTTGCGCTCTTCCGGTGTGTCAAAGTCTTCCTTTATCGTTTCATGAATGAACCGCGCGCGTGTGCCGTCGGCTATACCATAATTGAGCATAGCTTTTTCTTTCCAATCGCGTCCTAACTTCCTCTCTTTAATGATCCCTATTAGAGTTTTGTACAGCGCCGGATCGTCTTTTTTTAATTTTTTTACTTTCGCATTAGCTTCATCTTTCGGGAGTTTGAGCAATTCCTCGTCAAGTTTTTGCGCCTGTCTTTTCCGTATGATTCTCGCGTTAGCCTGTTCCGTATCGAATTTCAATTTTCTCTCTTCATAGGCTTTTGACGAGTTCATCTCGGCGCGTTCGGCATCGGCTTCTTTGTAAAACCGATTCAAGAAGGGGATTTCATTCACGTCAGGCGGTCTCTTCAAAGCCATGGAAGAAACGGTATTTATGGCTCGATTTAAGGACTTTCCAGCTCCACCGATAAGCTGGTTATAAGCGTATAAGATGCTTTCCGGAGACCAATCAATCCTTCCTTTTGTTTTGTCGAATAAGATCTTGGCTGCTCCGATAGCGGCCTTCCCAGTTAGGCTCTTTTCCGTGCTGGCTTTATATTTTAGATAATCGTTGGCTTTTTTGGCGCTTGCATTTTCTGGCACGATTTTTGATCCTGACCATGATTGATTGCGCCAAATCTCAGACGGCATGTCCAAAATCGTTGGTGTCACAATTGATGGCAAATCAGTCCCGCCAAGCGGATTATATGCGTCAATGGATGTTTTAATTAAATTATCGCCGATAGAAAGCAGTTTTTCTATGGGGCTTTTACCTTTTTCTACATGGCCGGTAATCCAGTCATATATGTCATCAGCTGCCACTTTCAAGGGTTTTAAACCCCACGAAACTGGGATAGTGATGTATCTTATGCCACCATTAGTCCCGCCCGGTAACACGACCACAAGGTTTGATGTCTTGTCCCATTTGCTGACTTTATCGCGCCATTCCGGATCGACCATGTCATTCCAGGTGTTTACTGTTACGACAGCCGTTCCAACCGAAGCGACAGTCGCCGCCGCTACCTTAGGATTCTTTAATGCGCGCATCATCTTGGCCGAGCCTTGGATGGACGCGTTCGCGAACATGTAAAGCGCGTTGATGAGCGATCCGCCAGTCCCCTTTTTATTGAAGTTTATGGTGGAGTTTTTGGCCAAAACCGCCGCCGCATCTCGGCTCATCCCCTTATCAAGAGCCGCTTTGTAAACGGACAAGCGCGTCGAATCCTCAAAAACCGTGTTCCAGTTGTCTATCGCTTGGATAAGATAATCGGCGGCTTTCCTGGGATTGCTTTCGGCTAGTTTCTGCATTTTATCTACATCCAATTTCACTGCTTTGCGGGTGGACATAGCCATGCCGCCGGTCACTCCGCCATCTTCTTTCATCTGCCGATAAAGCCGCGCTCCTTCCGTATCTTTACCGAGCAATGATTCAGTGACGGCTTTCATGCTCCAAGCGTCATTTTTAAGGGCTTGTGCGGCTCCTTTGGCGCCAAACCCTTTCTCTGCCGACATCGAGACAAGCATTTCTTGCAAATCACGCACCTTATTGGAAAACGCGAACTCTGGATTAAAGCGTGTAGCCAAGCCCGAATATAACCGCGTAACTGTCCCAACCGTGTTTGTGATTATGTCCGCCTGTTCTTTGTTCAGACCTTGATACATTGCCGCCAAATGCGGATCCTTAACACGCACATAAACAGGCTTGCCCTCGACTCGCGCCTCTATGACCTGGGGGTCGGTTATGCGCTCAAAAATAGGCTTGCCGTCAAAACTCTTGCCGATGGCTTTCGGTTCCACGAATTCAAATAATCCGGTATCGATATTGTTTTTGGCAAAGTCGACGATTGTTTTGTTTACCCTGTTCTTTTCAGCCCTAACGATAGCTCCCTCATAATTCGCCACTACATTGCCGAATATGTCCTCGACCTGTCGCGAACTGCCCTTGGCACGTTTGATGCCGGTTCCACCAGTCTTAAATCCGCGTCCAGTTAACGCCTGCACGATATCGCCATTATCGTCCATGACGCGATTAAGGGGGACATGGTTTTGATAAGCGGACCGCAAAGTGTCGTATGTTTCCTTGTCTATGACTTCCCCATCCAGCAATATGTCCAAAGTCTTATTGTTCATTTCCTGGACTTTGTCGGCTAAACGTTTTATTTCTTCCGCATGCGGTTTAGCTTCAATATTCGCCATCGTCTGTGCCGCTTGCTCGTCTGTTATTCCTGCCGCGCCATCCCCATGTAAGGCATTGCGCTCAGGCGCATGGCGCGCCAAAAGATAATCATTTACCTCATCACGTAATTTGTTTGTTTCCAGCTTATTCGTTTTGGCGGTTTTTACGAAGTCATTAATAATCTCTCTTGTCTGGCTTTGGGCATCATCGATACGTGTGCCGACACGCCCATGGTATAAAGTTTCAGCTTGATATGGTGTAAGCCCATCGGCCTTGATCCCTGGTGTCCGTTCCAAGTTTTTCTGTCTTATCCAAGAATCCTGTACAAATTCGCGTGTTTTTGTCTGTAGGTCTTTAGCCGATTGCTTTAATTTCTTGAATAAAGTGGTTTTTTCCGGACTGGCGGAAAGCCGCTCTAAATTGGTCGTCACTTCATCCGCAATCGGTTCTGCCTTTGGGATGGCCGCTATTTTTTCCTTAGTCATCTCTGGCGGGAGTTTCAGCCCTTCAACGACATTTTGTTCGTTTGAAAGACTAAGCGGGCTTATTTGAGCCTCAGGCGAATGGTTGACATTGTGGATAACTTCTGATATAGTCTGTTCAGATGGTTCGCTGACGCCAGAAAGCATAGCGCGGCTCCGCTGGCTTGCAGCCCCCTCAACGGGGGAAGTCGCAAGTGTGGGATGTGCCGCCCCACCAGTTGAATCATAGACAATCCTACCTCTTCTCAGAATTGAGTCCAGGTAGGATTTTTCTTTTGGTTCAAAAGTCGTGGCTATGCTACTCTGCTCTGGTATAGATGGGCTTTCTTTTACAATTCCGCCGAAAATGTTTGTTTGATTTAAGCCAGGACGCGCAATCTCTGCTTCAGGAACCGCCTCTTTTGTCATGCCTTTAATTCCTGTCTTACCTAATCGCGACAATTCTTCCATGGCTAACCTCTCGGCGGCTTCACGTGTAAAACCTTGGGCGATTTTTTCCTCTATAAGTTTGGCCGCTGCTTTCCCTACCTTAGCTTCCTCGCCTTCCAACCCTAACGCTTCGCTGGCTGTACCGCCTACCATCAAGCCAACGCCCCCTAAACCTTTGGCGAATTTCATGGTTGAGCCTTTTTGTCCAGCTGTCTTCACGGCTTCGACCAAGGGTTCTGTTGCTTTCTTAGCCAAAGTGCCGACGCTTTCTATAGGTTCATCGCCCAAAAAGAAACGCCCCACGTCGGATGTTGGTGTATAGCCAGTCTTCCCTATAACATCTTGCCCGAAACGAATACCGAGTTTCGGTATCATGCCGACAGTTTGCGGTGCAAAGCTCATTAGGAAATCCGCGCGTTCAGCCGCTTTTAGTTTGGGATTGTTCTGTCTGGCCGCTTCCTGCGCCGCATTTTGCGCTTTTATGGCTTCGTTGGCGGCTATGGTCGCCTTATCTTGTTCGGTAAGCTGCGACTCTTTTTTGACGATAGGTTGGCTCCCTGGCTTGCCGAGCGTCGGGAGTACCACATTTCTGTCTGGTACTCCTTGGAATTGCAATGGTGGCGTCGCCAGTGTACTTGTCCTAGCCGTCTGGAATATGTCTTGATTTGCTATCGGTTGCGCATTTTGCTGTATGTTGAGCCTATATGTAGGAGGCGGCACCGGTATCTGTAAAGCCGAAGACACCGCCTTAGAGTTGGCGAATATGTTTTTTGGTGGCGCCATGCTCATCTGAGGTTTGGTCGTAGTGTCAGCCTGCGGTTTAGTGCCGGCTAACCTAAACAGGCTCATGATGTCCATATGGCTTTATCTTAAACCTTTGAGTATCGCGTCTAGATCTTCACTAGTTATGCCTAAATCTTCCAAGTCATTCGATTGTGCAGTTGTTGGTGTAACAGCTGGCGGAGCTACTATTGATTGACCGCCTAATAATGCGGCTAGCGGGTCAGATGTTTTCGTCCCCGTAGACTTAAACGTCAATTGCGCTTTGCGGCCTGCCTCGTATGGGTTGGTATTCGGATCTATCGGACCAATAAAGTCTTTCGGTTGCATTGTCGCCTTGTATTGCGCTACTACCCATGGAATGTTTGCTTTTGATGGATACTCCCCGAACGTATCGAAGTATTTGGCCACGGCTTTTGTAGTGATGCCATCTGACGTGTTCAATCCCGTTCCCCTACTTGATACGTTCGCCATGAATTTATCGAGCGGGGTGAAAATGCCAGTAGTCTTGTCGAGCACGCCAGGCTTTTGGTATTTGGTTGCGCTTATGAATTGATAATCACCAGCTTTTTTGGCGTATTTTTGCGCTATTTCCTGCTCTTTTAGTGTTTTTGTCTGTTTAGCAATTGAGCCTGCCGGAAGTCCTGCGGCTTTTTCCATAGCCCGCATATCCTCATCCGACACGCCTTCAAACGCCGCCGAACCTAGGCTATCGAACATCATTTTTATGTTAGCCCGCGCGTCGTCGCGTTCAGCGTTGGATGTGATACGGTTTTCTTTAGCCTGTTGTGCCGCACGATTGAGTGCATCTACGCTATCAGCCAAGGCTTGCCTTTGCATTTCATAATTTGTCTTGGCTCTCTCTTCCATCCGCGCCCGTTCGTCCATGAGATAATTGAGATATTTCTGTTGCGCGTCAGTTTTTTGCCCTGCCGCCGCCGCTTGCGCCGCCGAGATTTCAGCATTACGCATCATTTCGATATTACGGTTAGCCTCCCCGAGCTGGTTTTCGTTCGCGTTGGCTATGCTTAAAGCGCCTGACGACAACGGATTCATACCCGTGCCGATAGACGCCAAGTCCGCGAATTGCTGTGCTTTGGCGTTTCTAAACTTCGCCGCCGTATCACGAGCCATCTGGTCATATTTGGCGTTGATGTCGGCGATTTTCCGGTTAAGCTCCGCATCTATTTCTTCCTTCGTCCTGCCTTGCGCCAAGCTCCGGATTTGCTCATCTAAGGCCGAAGTATCAGGGGCTTTGTATAAAGGCACGTATCCGCCCTGCGTCGCGTCATAGACGTATCGTTGATTATTCTGTTCGGTTGTTGCGGATGATGCCCCGTTTTCCGGAGTAGCCGATTGACCGGCCTTGCTCCATAAGGAATTGCCAGAGGCGTCCGTGCCTGTCTGTATCCAGCCGGTTGAGTCGCGTCTGCCTATATTTGGGTTGAATGGGATTTTATCGGCCGTTACCCCCGTGCCCGAACCTGTAGGCGTAGGTTTCGTGCCGCCGTACGTGAAGGCTTGAAACGTGATTGGCGTCGTTTCTGTGCCTGTTTGCAATTTGCCCATTTGCGCGCCAGTGGCGAGCGTCCATGGGTTGGCTTGGCTTTGTCCGATGACCCTGTCTTTCATCTGTTGTTCTGCCTTTTGGCTCATTTCGTATGGCGTCATACCGCTCACGTTGGCCGACGGTAGAAGCGCGTCTTTGGAAAAGTCATACGCCGGAGCCGGTGTGGTGGTGACCGCCGGGATTTTCGCCTTGGGCGGATTATAGATTGAGGTTGGCATATTAGTTGAAAACTGGCGTTTTTATTCACTAAAAGCTGTCCAGTTTCTGTTTTATAAATAAGCGGAATTAACTTTCATCGTGGCTACCAAACCGGCTGAACCGTTTCCGCCATCTCCAGCTTTAACTCCAACACTTGCACCAATCCCCCCATTTCCACCGGCAACTGTTATTGTTCCAGAATTAGTAAATGTTCCACCATATTTGATAATACATGATCCACCACCTCCGCCACCTCCGCCGCCAGAGTTTCCATCGACATAACCATTGTTGCTGCCATTATTCCCATTATTCCCTTTGCAATTTATTAGCCCAGTAGCACCAATACTGACATTTCCTTTTGCGGCTATTAACAAAGCCCCACCACCCCTCCCTCCATTCCCACCTGGTACAGAAGGCAAGTTGCTAAATGCACCTCCTGCACCCCCGCCTGCGCCTAGCGATAATGGAGTAACACCGCATTTAATTAATGAATAAATATCAGTGAACCCTATTAAATTAGTACAAGAACCACCGCTTCCGCCATCTGGTCCAGGATACCCCGCACCACCTGCACCGCCCGTAAAACCAGAGGCACTAGCTCCATTCTGTGCATAATAATTACTATTATATACGCCTTCTCCACCTCCTCCGCCAGCTCCAAAACTAACTAAACCAATGCCAGCACTTCCAGGCAAGCCATTACCACTTGCTACACCTGCACCACCAGCCGCTCCTTTCCCTTGAAGATTTATCGTTCCATTAATCTGGACATCACCGATACATAACAGAGCGAGAGGCAAATTATCGGCCGCACCTCCTATTGTGAGAGTAGCCCCGCTAGCTATATTGATACTTTTATACTGATAAATCTTGTTCTCAGACAAAATAGTAGTGCCAGAAGACACAACCAAATCTCCATCTCTACCATCGCCAAACATCCTAGAGTCAAAATAACTCTTTCTCACCGCATCATTAGGGTTGCTTGCATCCGTTGTTATCTGCAATTTATCGGCCGCCAAACTTTGAACTGCATTCCATACACGATTTTTATCCAAAAAAGTCTGATCAAGCAAACCATCTGCACCCAGGACAGGAACCTTCCCAGCATCTTCCGCCCCAGCAGTTGAGCTTTTACAATTTGAAGCCGGAACCACGAGTCTCGCTCCAGTTTCTCCCGTTCCTGTGCCGGATGCACATTCATTGGGAGTCGCCAATTCTATAATACCTTTCGTGTTTTCCGAAGCATTTGGCGCGCCGGAAACGGATATATTATTCACATATTCAATTGAAGCTGGTTGGTGCAAATCCGCAGAAGAATAAGTTGGAATTGACCAAGTACCAGTGATTGTTTCATCATTTTTTTTATTAGCGAATTGATTAAGCAAACCAGAGGTTATCGAAACAACCGCTATCGAGCCTCCGGAATGTTGTTTCTTTAATCCATTTGTTTCGGTATACGGATAAACGCATAAAACATTTTTTACTCCAGTAAGAGTGGCCGTTCCATTAGCATTTTGCGTGACTCCTGAAAAACTTATCTGCTCCTCGGAATCTCCTACGCCTGGATCAAGTGTCATAAAACCCTTATCGCCAAAATTCTGCATTGTGAGCAGATTGCCATCTATATCTTTGAACTCTGATAAAACAATCTCCGTATCACCAATGGATGCCCCGCTTGAATAAAGAGTGAAGTTTTGCAGTTGAGGATATAGTGTATTTGACATATTAATTTAAATCTCCATCATTAGGATCAAAAATGCTTGATTGCCCTTCTGTCGTTAGAGTGGCGTTAGTCGAAAAAGACACCAATTCCCACCATTGTCCTATACCATCTGAACTAAACCCTATTTGTTCCTCAAAATATGGCTTTTTATCGTAAGTCTGCACTAGTCTGAACTTCGGAGGCGTAGCCAAATCATTTTCTTGCGATGAACCGCCTATCGGGCTTTTACCTATTGGAGTTTTACCAATTGAAGCATCATCAACTACCGGGACAATGCATCTAGAAGGCAATGTTTTCCAACTCCATGAGGTTACAGATCCATTCAAGCCCCTACGCAATATTCCAGTCAACTTAGTATCTTGCTTTTTATAGCCTTCGACAAAAAATTGATTGCTTGCCTTGCTCGCCGTTCTATCCCCATAAGTGCTATAAGCAAACAACGCAACACATTTATACGGTTTACCATCATCCGAAAACCCATCAAATAATTTATACGTGTTCGATTCATTATAGGCATGCCCATACAATTCACCATTTATGATTGACAATCTGCCTATTGGGAGAGTTTGCGGGGCTTCCCAATAATGAACCTGGCTAGGATCGATTGAACTATCAACCACATCCTGAGTCATATTGTAAATTAGCATGACCCCTTCCTTAGGTTTAGTAATGAATAAATACTTCTTGAAATACAGCATATGCCCATCAGTAAAATCAGCATTTTGGACATCATGCACTATGGGGAAGGAGATATCTACTACTTGCGGCTCACCGAAAAAATTAGCCGATAGGCCGAGAGTGTTTACTTGTACCTCATGAGACACAAAAGCTATAGAATTTTTTATCTTAGTAGATAGAGCATCAGATTGACACCCCTGTTTAGCTGATGTTTTAATTGGCACTATATTTACAACCTCGTGTAAATTATCACTTGACATTTGCAATTTTGTATAATACCAATAATCATTCCCCGCAGAAATAAACATCGAGTCAGATTGTTGTTGCATGCTTTTTGGTACTCCATCTAACGTCAATATAGCTCCTTCTCCAGGTTTACGCGGAGAAGAAAAAATATAATCAAGAAAAGAATTAACATTTGATATATAAATAGAATTATTATCAGATGCAGCAAGATAAATCTGATTATTTAGATTTTTGATGAGATAATTCTTAAAATTAAACGGCACGCCATTCAAAGACGAATTAGGAGAAATGTGCGGCTTTTGGCATATAACAGATGATACGGCTTCCATCGTGGGATCAGATGATATACCGATAAAATACTGCCCCGCGATCTTCGAATATGTATATGTATGTGTATTTATCAATAAAGCCTGCGAATAATTACCAGATGACAGAAAACCCAGAGCGCCAGGCGGAATTCCATCAGGAATTTTTATATATCCCCGTGCTATTGTACTTATTTCAACCGTGCATCCAGTCCCTCTGCCACCGGATGTTGCTTTACCGGCACCAACTGTATAACCACTCCCCGGACTAAGCAACGTCAATGACGTAACCGCACCCGTAAAAGGGGCTACAGCATCAACGCGCACCGTACAGCCAGTCCCTCCTGTTGTTATAGTCAAAACATCTCCAACCGCATAATTTGTCCCGCCAGCAGTAGGTGTGGTTGTTATCACACTAACACACCCAGTATCCCAAGAGGTTGATTCTACCTTTGATATAGCACCTGACCACATATAAATTTTGCTCGTGCCATCAACCCATAAAATCAAATCTTTAAGCTCATTTTCAAAATCCCAAAAATGACAGGCACTGAAACTAGAACTAACATTATCTTGTATATCTATCCAATATACCTGGCCTTCTGTAAATGTTATAGAATTGTACTTTTCTCCTTCTTTTGCGACATAACGCACCTGGACTTTACCGTTCGAACCGGTGCTATTAAATCCAACTCTCAAATTCCGTTCGAAACCAGTATGACTATGCCAGTCAAAAGATCCATAAATTCCTTGTCCGCTATTAGGCGTTGAACGTTGCCCATCAAGAGTATATCCGCGTCTGCTTCCTACACGTTTATAGGTATTAGTTAGTACATTTTTCGAGCCAACGACCATTATATTAGAGTTCAAAACAGAGACATCCTCACGATTCCTGTATCCAGGGAACTCCGAACGAATATTTGAAGCTAGAGGATTCTGCATATCACGGCCTTAAAGCAACCCCGCCAAGCTTAGCGGCGTACGAAGAATTTTTTACATTAAAATAGCTCCCAATTGTCTTTTTGGCTTGCGATGGGAACCTCCGATTATATGAAGACACCGATGCCAGATAAGCGTTTTCAAACATTGATATATCAAAGGAACCATCTCTCCCCTGTTGTTGTTGCGCTGCAAACCAAGCCAAACAATTCAAAAATACTCCATATGAATCAGTATCTAGATTTAACATATCAGAGTCAGAAGTAGCCCTTTCCTTGAATGCTCCGGAGGCATCACGGAATAAATACTTGCTATAATATTCTATCTCATAGATTGAGCCCAACGAACATACCAAACCATCAAAATATACAGGGTCATCTGTACCCACGAGATTTGTGATAAAACGCACCGAATTGATGGCACTTGATATCGGATTCCCGATTTTATTAGCCGTACTCCAATCGAAACCCAAAAGATTCCAACCTTTTACAAAAGCAGTGCCATCCCATCTGGAAGTGACAGTCTTCTCCCAATAATTTGATATGGTATCTGTCCCCCAACGCAAAATATAAGAAGTAGGATAGTTAGATGTCACATAAGCCCAGCAAAATATGACTCCTCTTTTTTCATAAATACTTAAATCAACCGGAGACATGGTTATATTTTCGATATAATTATTTGTCCCTATCGAATATTTTATAGAACCGGAGCCTGTGACAAAATAAAACTTGTCTGATATCGCATTATTTGCCCCAGGACCAGAAACCCATAATCCGTTCGTGTCTACTCCATTGCAATCATTTACCATTATATTTGATAACGCCGGAACAGATATGCGCAATGTTTTGATATATGTATTCCAACGCACTTCTAACTCAGAACCTGATAATACTGACGTCTTTGTCAAATCAAAATCTTGCGAAGATACTTTCTTTAATATATCACCAATTTTCCTATCAGCTTGCGGGCGCAAATCGATAATTCTGTTTCCTTTCAAGTCTGAGGGGCAGGCATAATCGAAAACTGCCTGACCATATATAGGCGTGATCAATTGAACTGAACGTCGTGTCTCCTCAAAATCGCAATCTTCCTGGCATTTACATGCCACATCATATAACAAGCCATAAAAATCAGTTAATTGATTAGCAGTCGTTCCATGCAATCTACGAGATACCGCCTTTTTTAGATCAGATATTGTATATGGCATAGGCTCTTATCCCAAGCCCCGTAAGGGCTTGAGTAAAAGACCATGTTCAATAAGTGCAAGCTATGTTTTAGACACCAGTTGAACCAACGCTACCCGCCCAATCAGCCACAAAATAAGCTTCACGATAATTGCCTTGATATTTATATGAACGGTTATCGCTATACTCCCAAGAGACCAAAGAAGTCTGCACCCCCTGGCGCACCACGCGCTTGACTCCATGAAAGTCTGATAGCAAGAACCAGGCCGTGTCTGAACCGCCGGCTGCCGCACCCAGATACGGAGACGTCATCACTTCAATGCCGAAAACAGACATATAGACGTTGACGGCGTTGTTTGAACTATCAGACACCAAAACAGATTGCGTGATCTGGATAGCATTTTTGAAGTTAGCCGGGGCGACAACAAGATATTTGCCTTCGGAGCCCAAAATAACACCCCGTTGATTCTTCTGTTCGCGCAAAGCAACCATGGCAGCATTTAGTGTCGTTTCTGATAGGGCGCCAGAGATGAGATTACTAACAACCTCACCACTTAACGTGACATGCGCGTTTGAAATCCACGGCATTCCATCTGGTGTTAGGGTCGTTGTAAACGCACCACGGAATAGACCGAAGGCGTTATCGTCTTGCGTAACACGAGCCATTAAGGCGAATTGGCGTACATCTTCTGCCCATACATCATGCATGTTATCGTCAAACAGATTCTTAGAGATCATGATTTTTTGGGCAAAATCAGACACCAAAACAGTATTCTTGTAACCAGTCTTCGGGGTATCAGATGGTACAATTGATGTTTCACCAATTGCAGACCACTCACCCGTACCCATATTGACATTATGGATATACGCCGAATGAGTCGTCGTGACCTTACGGAACAACTTTTCATTTTCCGCTGTCGCAATACCCCATGCGCCAGTGCCTGGAGTTTCAAAAGCCTGGAAGAATACAGCGTCCAACTCAGTACGAGTAATTGCAAGATTATCAGCTTCTGTAAACATATCTTTTTTAGATTAATCTATTTTGTCAGCTTAAATACGAAACACCTGAGCGGAAGCTGAATGCTACTTTATTCGGGTATTTCGTTATATCGAGAGGCATAATTACACAGCCATTAGCCGCGCCATCCGTATTGAGCAGCGTATATTTGCCAGCAGTCAAATTCATAACAACTCTATCACCAACCGCCAGATCATATTCAGCCTGCGTGTCAAACAACGATGGATTATTTGGCGTGATCAACCATATATCACCGTTATCTATGGGCACAACCTCGACATAACCATCAGAGGATGCCGTGTTGGTAGAAGTAGAAACAGCGATGCCACAAAGATAATCAGTGCCGACCACTGGTTTGTTTGTCGCCATAGCAGTCACCACATTCCCTCCCAATGTCACAGCGACAGGATCGCCTGGGTAAATAAGGTTCGCGGAAGCGGCAACCTTGTATTTGATTGTCCCTTCCGTCTTGTTTTTACCCGCAACCAATAATTCAATATCTTTTCGTGTAGGATTAGACATAAAGACAGCGTTATTTAAGTCATACCGCAAAAATTCTTTTAAGTTTATTGGTCAGTATCGGCGCTTTTCCACAATGTCATTATCACGCGGGGATGTTGCTGTTCTAGTTATCGCTATCTCTTCAGCTTTCTTTACCATTTTTTCAATTTGTTCAGGAGAATACATATTGCGCGAAGCATATATCCTGCGCAACTCATTGCGTTGCTCTTCTGTCCAATATGTATTTGGCTTGCTTATGGAATTTTCATTCACCCCCGTACCGCTTCCTACACCTCCATGGAGACTAGCCATCTTTGTCGCTTCCAAAGAACGTCTCAGTTCTTCATTTTCCAGCCTCAATCTCTCTTCCTCAGATGCTTTTCTCGCGGCTTCTTCTAGCGCCTTTTGTTCCAATTCCCTATCTTGAATTTTTGCGTCAATAACTGATTCTAGTTTATCTGGATCAGATAAATCTTCGAGCGTTATTTTTTTGGCTTTCTTGCCCAATTGTTTCGCGGCAAGCAAACCAGCTCGATATATTTCTTTATCTGATTCTACTTTAGCAAGCTTAGCCTTAAGATCGGCTATTTGTCTTGCCATTTCGTCTGCCGGCGTATCAGACAAATTACCGCCGTTGCCTGCTAGCGTATCAGGCCGTTTACCGCTATTGTCTGCCAGCGTATCCGCAGACTGTTTACCGCTATTGCCTGCTAGCGTATCAGGCTTTTTACCGCTATCCCCGGTTGCAGTGGTACCGGATTTACCTGCGTTGTTATCTTTTAAATCCATATTTGTTTACCGCGCTTTGGCACTGCGCGTGGAGTTAAGAATATTATATCACATCTATTTAATAGATGCCACTTTCTTCCTTTGCAAATATTCAGTATGAATTGCATTTATGGCATTTTCCTGTAAAGCAACCACATGCAGCATAGCTTTTGCGAATAAGAGCTGATCAAAATCCTTAGCTTTCTTTATCCCCAAATCAATTGCCTGCGCTTTTATAGTTTCTGTCAATAAAGACCAAATATTAGTTTTCCGCAGTAGAATAATTTCATTAGCCAATTCTTGGAGTTGTTGATCAGTAGGTATATGGCCGCCAATATACAAATCCCCTTCTTTATACTCTACAAGTTTATCATCATCATAAACCGAATCCAGCGCCTCACAAAATCTACAAACTGTTTTCGACATATTAGATTTCTTGCGCTGCTGTCAACGCATCAGCTACTTCCAAAAACAACTCCTGCCCCTTACCATCACCATTTACATCCCACATTTGGACTGTTTGCTTAAAAACAGGAAGAAGCACATTTTCGTATTCCTCATTAGAGATTTTCACATCTATCATCGTATCAGGTTCAGCTTTCGATTCCTTTTGTATTTCAGCCGCGCGTATATTGAACTCCAACTGTAAATCACGCGCCATTTTGGCGGCCTCTTCTTTACTCTTGCCAATTACTTCTTTATCATATTTTGCCTTTATTTCAGCAAAAACATCACGTTTCTTTTTTTCAGTCTCCTCAACCGCCTCCACAAAAACATGATTTGCATCCATTATTTTTTTAACAATAGATAAATTCTTTCGTACAGCTTTTATAGCATCATAACCTGCCTCGCTACAAGCATCTACCACCTTCTGCCCATCCATCGTGCGAAGACGATGCGCTAACCCGTAAGCCAAAGAAGATTTGATCGTTATTTTCATCATATAGTTTTATTGCTTTTATACTTAGGGCAAGTTTTTAAGTGCTTTACCCCTTTCGAATCACAAAAATCGCAAAAACGCTTCTTCGGCTCTATAAATTCTTTTGTCTCCGTCTCAGTTCCCTGTACAGTTTTTTTGCCCATTATTTCATCAACGCATAAACCGAAAAGATAATTGATATCGGTACTTTGATAATTCACGCCACGTTTTTTCAACCACTCAGTCATCCTTTCTACCGTTAGCACACGTAAATCATCAATCGTAAAGCCATCAGATTCTACACGTGTATTGCCCAACTCAGTAATACAACGTGGTGTCCCAGTGCATTTTATATCAAACTCTTTAGCTAAAGCGTTCCGCGTTTCCGGCGGCACTTGTAGCCAAACATATGGCGTAATAGTGATTTCAATATTCATTTCTTTCTTTTGGCCTTAACCGAAGTAGGTTTCCAGCCATGTTCAACGGCATTCAGCAAACGCTTCTGCCTCTTAGCTTTAATCAAAGTAGTAGCTTTCGCTTTGACTCCACCAGGAGTGCTTACTTTGACTTTACCATTTTTAAGTTTTTTTATTTTCACTGGCATAAAATACAATTAAGAATTAGCGAATAATTGAGGGATTGATGATTGTCCTGGGTTATTCCACTGTTGCCCTTGTGATTGCATATTAGCAAGAGCGAGATTATTCTCTTGCCCATTTGTTTTATTTACAAAACTCTCAGGATGACGAGCTGTGATCGGATTAATACTGTATAGAAGCTTCTTAGCCACTTCCTCCATATTATTAAGCCCAGGATGAACTTGTTCAAGTTTAATTATCTGATCAAGCATTTCCAAATTCCGTTGAAAGCGAATATCATCACTCTTCGGAGTTAACACATCCTCAGTCATCATCATATAATATTTGAGCTCTCTTATACGACGCGGATCGACTTTAATAATTTCAGTTTCTGAGTTCAAACCCCCTTGCTCTTCCAGCAAATCATATGAAGCGGCTAATTGTTTTTCTTTATCCGCCATTTCATCACCAAAAAGCTCAAATTTAATCTTTCTTCGTCTAGTTTTCCCCCCAGTCGTCTTCAAATCAACCAATAATGATTGATATCTCAAACTTGCCTTTGCACCCTGCATTTTTTCCACATCCCCCACTGTCAAAAACTGTAAAATATCTCCCAATACAATGCGCGTTAATTGTACTGAGGCTCCTATCAATTCAGAAAAAAATGGACCAAGATCTTGCTGCACTTGTTGCTCGCGCAAACTCAGCTCATATGCCGTTATTCTACCAGGCATTCTATCAACTGGAGATGCTTGTATATTCGCTGTCTGATTTAATGATTCTTCGACTTTCATCATCGCATTGAGCAGATTTGTAGTCTGCAAAGGCGGCAATAACGGATCTAGTCTACTTTCAGGATCACGCATGTTTATTGTCGCACCCGGTATTATCACATCGGAACTGATCATGTCTTTTCCGATATATTTCATCGGCTTTATCGTATCCAAAATAGCTCCATCTATTAACACTGGATAAAGAGTATTTATGATATTAGCGTCATGAGACACGCTGAAAACAAGCGATTTCCCATAAAAAAAGTTTTCACGGATCCAAGAAAAATACCATTTGGCAAACGGATATAAACCATCTTCACGCGGATTCTTTTCATCTGCCTCTCCGATTATTATCCCATTCACCATAACCACTCTGCTCCCGCCATTTTCCTTAGTCCAATAAATTATCTCCTCATCAAGCTCTCCTCTAAGGTTAGGATCATAGACAAAATAAAAACCCTGGTTCGCATCATTAAAAATCAATTGCATGCCAGGCCTCACCTTGTCCCAATTTTTTTGCCCATGATATTTAATATCCAATTGATTATGACTCTGTATCCTGCGCCAGATAATGAAACGTTGTTTCTGTATATCTTTTTCAAAAATATTCTCTATAAAAATCTGATCAGTCGGGACAATAGTAGCAATAAACCCAGAATTTGCTTCATCTAGATCATATCTATAATTCCATGTCCCATCTTCATTACGGTTAGTTTTTGTTTTCTTGTATACTTGTCTAAATTCATGATTGACAATGCAAGCCGGTGAGACTTCAGATTGCAAAATAGCATGCAACCACCATTCTTTAGGGAAGTAAGTCGAATTAACCCATTCAATTATACTATTTATGACCATCGATGCATCATCATCAGGATAAGCGTCGGCATCAGTAGCTTGCAAGCGCAAGAAACCAAGTCTATTAGCGGCATGGCCAGCCATTGAGATGCATTTGTTCCTCTCTATTGGGCGTATTGCGTTAGAACGCCATGCATTTGATGGATCACCCAAAAGAGGCTCTCCGTTATTAGGTTGATAAGTATTAAATGCCATGCTATCTACCTGATCACGCCTCAATACACTTAAATCATTAAACTCCTGCCGCGGGCGAGACATCGTATTATAGCCCAATGTAAAATCAGAGATAATCTTGCTTCTTACCTCCTTTTCTAAATCAGAAAATTGATAATTTGATGCCTCAATTTTTATTTCTGGATCTTGCTCTTTCGTCCCAACTTTTACTAACGCATTTTTCAACCTCGAATCTATAATCGACATATCGTTTATATTATATCATGAATTCATATTATTGCGAATAACCTCCATTCTCGCCGCGCCATATCTATAAGCCCCCAAAGCGGCTTTACTAACATTGATTGTACCTTCCCGCCTAGGCCTATCCACAACCTCACTAGCCATAGATAAAGCATCCATAGCATCGTCATATTCTGATATAGGAAAACGCAACAACTCTGTTTCTAAATCCTGGCATCTATTTTCTACGTGCCAAATACTATGTTCAGCATATCTAGGTTGCAAAGTAAGTATCCTATCTTTTTTGCTAGCTTTACTCGTATGAACCAATTCTTTTATATTAAGTCTAGTGCCCCTACGCCTCTCCTCTTCTTCTATATGCACTTTCATACCTTGCCAAAACTGCGTGTTTTCTATGCCAATTTGGATAATGCTTTCATTATCCCAAAGAGCAAATATAGTGTCGACCATCTGTTTTGGCGTATGTCTAGCTCTCCAGCACTCCACCAACCATTTATTATCTGTCGTCACTTTCACCAATGCATAACCAATAAAATCTCCCTCACCTTTACGTATAGCCGCTTCTGTATAAGCCTGCCCAGGAGGATCTATAAGCAAATAGCAGGCCGTATCCTTAGCATCAACCTCAGATCTAGAGATATATCGAAACATATCCCTAGAAAACTTAGCCAGAGCCGGATCGAATGGTTTCCCCATCATCTCCCTCATAAAGTCAGCATGACCGTTATTAGGAGTCCACATGCGGCGTTTTAATTCTTCAATTGACACTTTATCAGAACCGATTGCCTCCTCATCACTCAAAACATATTTCTGCGGCCATGTCGGCATGCCATTATCATCAACTATCCAAACCGTTCTTACCCGCATAGAATCATCTGTTTTCGCCCTATCTATTATACTTTGTACAGTCCCAACCTCAGATAATCTATTCCCCAAATATAATACTCTCCCGCGCTCTTGATCCAAACCACCCTTAAACTCTGATATATGCTCTCTCACCTGCCTTGTAGCTGCTTCGCTACGAATTGTCGTCATATCTTCAAAATCATCCATTATTATGAACTGCGGGCGTGTAGATCCATGCAAACGCCCACGAACAGGCTCTTGCGTTGAGTGAGCTTCTACCCGAACTCCGTTGCTAGTCAAAAAATCCATTATACTTTTCTGCGTTTTTTGTTCATCTGTACGCTTAGCATTAAATAATTCTCCAAAATCACGTTTTAATCTCTTATTGATCTGCAATTCTAACACCACATCAAATAAAAAACGCCCAGAATTATTTTTATCATGGCTATCAACATTTATATAATCAAACTTTTTATAGGCTATACACCATAACACCACCCCCTTAGCAAAAGATGTTTTAGCGCTTTCTCGAAACATAAACCATCCCAATTCTTTCAAATTACCATCCACTAAATCACGTATATCTTGCCCCATCTCATAATGAAAATCGGCATATGGATATTTGATATAATGCAAAAAATAATATGAAAAAAACAATAAAAAATCCCTCTGCATAACATAAAATCTCTGGCGCGGGTTAGCGTTGTCTAACCAAAATATCTGTTCCGCAGTTATACGATTCATTCTATAAATTAGGGAACATTTTCTTGATATCCTCCTTTTCTTCTTCCGTCATATTCAATTCAGTATATGCCACCGCCATTTCTGATCTTAAAGCAAATTCCGACTTCGCCTTACGCTCCAAATACCATTTTGATGTCTCTACATTCCCAGCGCTGATATTTGAAACTACAACGTGCCTAGCCTTTAATATCGGTTTCTGCCTTAATTGAGCAAAACGTTCAGATAGTTTAGGGAATTCCTTTATCCATCTATAATAAGTATCTAAGCTGATTCCAGCAAACATGCATGCTTCCGGGATACTCGCATCAATGGCAAAAGCCTCTTCCAGCTTAGCCAATGTCTCAGGAGTCATTTTATATTTTATCTGTTCCCCCCTAGGGTTATTGGGTGTAGGCCTAGCCATATTTTTTACCATCAAAATAAATGCCGTTTTGGATCCTTCCGCGCCAATCTATAATAGGTATCTTGACTTATTCCTGCATATTCACACGCCTCTTTTATCCTTGCACCAGCAAAAATAGCCTCCTTCAATTTAGCTAACGCTCTAGGAGTAATTTTACGTTTTTTCTGCTTTTTTAATAAAGAATCTGCCATATTAAGATCTCAAATCTCCTCACCGCCAAACCTCTGATTTAATACTGCCTTGAACTCATGGCCGCACTTAGGACATACAATATCCTGGACTCTACTATCATATTTATTAGCCAGATTCTCAAAAGCACTGCCCAATTTAGCCCCAACTTTCTTTATATCAGCATCTTTTACAATATCCGTATCTACATCAGGTAAATTTAAATCTATCTTTTCCTTAAAAAACTGCTGCATAAAATCAAAATCCTCTATCTCTCTCAACTCCAAAGACAAATCATCCGTCCATTCTGCAAACTCACTAGTTTTATTGTCTATGATACGATATTGCTTAGCCTGTTTTGGATCTAAATCAGCTTCTATAACATCTATTTGCTCATACCCCAACTCTTTGAGAGCTCTCCAACGCGCATGACCAACTATTATGGTATTATTTTTATCAACGCATATATATTGATTATACCCAAATTTCCGTATACTTTCAACCACCACTTTAACCGCCGCATCATTTGAACGCGGATTGCGCCAATATGGCTTGATTTCATTGATATTAAGCGTTTTTAGCTTCCCCATCTTTTGCATATTGCATTCTTAGTTTAATCTGGGCTTTGGATTCCCAGGCTTTTTTATATTCAACATTTTCAAACAACTTCGAAGAACCTGTGACATGCTTCAAGCGCAAAAGCTCCTCTTCCTCCAAGCCTATTTCATTGCATATTTGCGCATCTGACCAGCCGTTATCAAGCATCTTAAACACTATATTAGCCATACCAACGACTGAATGCTTGCCCCTCGCTCTATTATGCCTGATTGTAGCGGCCATGCGATTATTTATATCCCCATCAATCACAACAATAGGCAAAAGACCACCTGTCGAATTATAGACATCTTTATAGTTTTTCATCACAAAATATCTATGAAAACCATCAACAATGATATATTTTTTCTTTTCAGGATCATACATTGTAACTATCGGTTGCGTATACCCATCATGATTGATTGAAGTATGCAAAAGACGCATTTCATTTCTTGCCACAGAATTTGGGTTGTAATCATTTGCTACTACATCCTCAATAGGAACCCATTTGACATGATTGACTGGATGCTGATCTAAGCTCATACAGTTATATCATCATTTATGAATCCTCTTTTTTTCTGTGCCTGCTTCCACAACCCAGAAAAAGCGACCTTAAAATTTTTCAACTTGGTCAAAGCATAATCATTTGCAAGTATACTCTGCACAACCACTCTACAAGCTTTATCCATTAAATCAGGGTATCCCTTAAACAATTTCTCATGATAATCAATAAAATCCTTTATATCCTGCTTCCATTTTTCATTTTTAATTAAATTCTTAGCTAAATACTCGCCATATTCACGCCAACCACTGAACATATATGGGACTTTTTCTATAAAATAATTCTCATAGCCCATTTTACCCGCCATATCAACACCCCCCAACCTCTCGACTAACTTATCATATAATTCATGATCAACTTCCTGAAGATAGAACAAACTATCAACCGCCGTTTCATGGTGCAAACTCGAAATACGCATATGCTTCAATGACACCCCATATTGGTATTGCAAATCATACATTTTATTATACTTCCATCCATTATCATTTATGGCCTTCCAAATATCAGTATAAGACCAATCATAGAGAGGGTAAAAAGTAAAATGATTATTTCTCCCAGCTTTTTTATTCCCCCAAGTTATATGTTTGTAAACTCGTCCATTTATCAATGCCGCATGTCGGCCTGGGCTTTCTTCGCATCTTACACCCGAAACACAACAATGCTTCTTCCCAGCAAAATCTTTATTAAAAATAGCCCCAAATATGCCATACCACCAACCTACCCCATAAGTATTTTCTTTAATCGAAATAGGCTCTTTTTCTCTTAACCATTTTTTCCCAGGTTCCCAGCAATACAAAAACGTATCCTTAAACGAAGTAGCGTTTTCTATACGTATCGGGATTTGGTACCAATATGGATCTACGATTTTATCTGACATCACATATCTAACCATCTCTATGGTCTCGTTCCATTCAGCTTCTTGATCGATAAACAAAACACTTATTCTGCGTCCTCTCTCTAACGCTACTTTTTTAGCCAATTCAAAAATCACAGTCGAATCTTTACCCCCTGAATAACCTACCGTCACTTCTTCGAACTCATCGAATAAAAAATTCATCCTTTCAAGCGCAGCTTCCCATACATTTTTATCAGAATAAATTTTCATAACACCGGATAAAGCAACCCCCTATTTTGAATATGAACTTCCATATCCTTTATAGAATATGCCAAGCGTAAAATATCAATAATCTGCCCAATATTCATATTCCCCCTACAAGTATAAACATCTATACTCACAAACCCAACATGTGGGAACGTATGTATCGAGATATGACTTTCTTGAATTATGACAAACCCGCTATATCCTCCATGATCGCCTTTATCGTTATTAAAAGCCTCAACTATTTTGGGCTCAATAAGCATTTTCATCTTCTCATTATTAGCTATTTTTTTCATTATATCGCTCATCAAAGCTTTATCCTGCAAAGCCTTAAACTCGCACCCATATCCATCAATCATCAAATGTTGTCCAAATATTTTAACCATAATTCCCAATATAATCTAACGAATTGCCTATGTTATGCCCAAGTGTGCTTTTTTTACCAATATGATCAAACAAAGTCGGTATAGTGACCACCCATTCTATTCTGTTTTGTACCAAATATTCTTGAATAACATTATCAAAATGCTTCGCTCGTTTCTCATCCAAAATGTCTTTTCCTACATTAGTATACCATTTTTTTATTCTACCTATTAAACCCTGTTGATTTATATAAATTACAGCATGATAATAATAAGCACCTGGGAATACACCTTTCACATATCCCCTAGCCCGATTCTCCGGAGTAAAAAGATGCCTACGCCGGTTCATAAAACAATAAATCTCGCCCTGCACTTTATTATGCAACTCATTAAAACGTTTATACCAATCTGGTACAGTAACCACATCATCGCACATAATCAAAATAGGCTCTCCATCCTGAGCATTATCTAACATATCCTCCATGCACCTTGATAAATTGTAAGTATGACCGTATTTATTCACATCATTAAAAATTTTCAATACATCCACAAAAGGGGCTATTAAACTAACCAAGGCCGGAAGATATTGCTGACGATCAGGCGTTGTTATTATACCCGCTTTCATACCATAATGCTATTGAATCTATAAACGGCAGTTTTCGCACAAATCATGGCAAATCCAATTCTATCTATAAAATACTATCTAACAAATGATTCATCCATATTACTTCCCTTCTTGTTCGCCTCTACCCATTCTCTAAGCTCCTTTTCAGTCACCCCATAAACCCGTTCAAATTCTTTAACAAAAGGAGAGTCAAAATTGCCATTCTCTTTAAGATAAGAGACTATAAGATTGAACATCTGCAATCCTTTCCCTCTATTAGGTATCATATTGATTCAATTATAGCATATTTACAACACACGCCGCAATCCCTTTTGGTATTTACCAAAAGCCTGGTTTTACTGACTGTATTGCGGTTGACCATGCCGTTTGTAGTAGCCCCCAAATAGAATGTTTGGTAAATACACGATTGAATCATGTCCTTGCCAAAGGACCGGGACGTATGCGTATTGTAGCATCTACTAGCTACCCGTTGCCCGGATTAACATTCTATTTTTTGAGGGTTGGGTTCCGCCTTCTTTTAAGCTTCAAGTCAGACGTCTATAAGCCCCTATGTTACGCAAAAGCCCGCCTAAAAAAGGCAGGCAATTGCGGATGCTACTTTACGCATAGCCAGTTTTAATTCTGGCAGCTCCATTATACGCATCTCCATAGGTTATGTCAAGTATAGATTTTTTTTGTCTCCTTGTCAAATGGATTTTTATCTAAAAAACTATTTTGACTTGTGTATAAAAAAATAATACTTTATACTATGAATATGAAAATGGAATTAGAAAAAATAAAGATCGATGGCGTTCGTTGTCCTAAATGCGGCGGCGAATGGGTACCACGCAAAGAAAGGCCAAAACTTTGTCCTTTCTGTCGCTTTCGTTTATATAAAACTTATCCACAGGAGGAGCCTTTGAAGCCCTTGACATAGGTTGAAGATTGTTATACATTGTAAGTGCAAAATGAAATAGCTAAGCCAAACGGCGAAGCTGAACGGCCAAGCCAAACGGCGAAGCCACAGTAAAGCGAAACGGATAGGCTGGTGATACTGGCCTTACCCGCTAGCAGAAAAAGCAAAAGCTAAAAGCCCCAAAGCACATTAGACAATACAAGATTCCAGGCCGAAGAAATGAGGGTGACGAAAGTGGCGGCTAAGCTGTACATAGGCCAATATGAATAGGCACTCAACAAATTCACGGCCTGGAACCTGCCCCCTAAATAATTAGGAGGCAAAGATATTAAATCTTAATTAGATCACATAGTATGTATAACATTGAAGAAAGCTTGCGGAGATGCGAAGAAGATCGCATTTGGCAAGCTGGGCAATGCGAAGATTATGAGATTACAGAAGAAAATTATGAATTTGAAGATGAAGATATATGACTACCATAGAAATATACCTTGAAGCGAAGAAAGAATTAAAAGCTTTCCGTGAAGCAAACGAAGAAGTTTTGGGAGTTTACGAAGCGATGTTACAAGCAATAGTTGAATTAGAAGAAGAATTAAGACAAAAAGCCAAAAAAACAAGAATTGATATAGAAGCTGGGGATATAAAATTCCAATTTATACCTCGATATAAAAAATGGATTGATTTTGAAAAAGCAATGAATTGCATGGAGACAGATGAACAAAGAAAAAAACTCATGGATATAACTTCGCAAAAAATTGAAGTAGATATCGAAAAATTCTTGAAACTTTGTCGGAGAGGAGAATTGCCTGATAAAGCTAGAATTGAAGCATATCAAGAAGAAGAAATTGAACCGCAAGTACGTTTAATAGAGAATAAATAATATAAAAAGCTGAGTAGAAGTAAATTAACAATAAATATATGAAAAACATATATGCAAAAATACTAGCAGTGCAAAAAGATATACAACCGATTGAAAGAAACGAAGACAACCCATATTTTCAATCTAAATACTTTTCAGTTGATACGGTCATAGCTGAGCTAAAACCATTACTTAACAAGCATGGGTTAGTAGTTATACAACCGTTAGGCATATACGAAGGCCATCCTATACTTATCACCAGTGTATTAGATCCAGATTCCGGTGAAAAGATTGAAACATATACCCACTTACCCCAAAACCCGGATCCTCAAAAGCAAGGAGCGATAATAACCTATTTTAGGCGCTATGCCCTTGTTTCTATGTTCTTACTACAAGGTGAAACGGATGACGATGCCAACAGTGTCTCAAATCAGACATCAATAGAAAAAAAACAATATCTAAACAATAAAAATAATATACAGAGTTATAGACCTACGGCATATTTAGATAAAAATAAAATAATAAATAACATCTTGTCATTAGAACCGAATAAACGCGAAGAAGCAATAAAAAACATTGAAAAAACAAATGATTGGACACCTGCAGAAATACAAAAATTACGTGAACGTGTGAAATATGAAAAGACTCTCATGGAGCGAACTCAGTTTACTGGAAAGTGATTTTAACGCATGGTACATGCGATATATAGTTGGTATACCAGAAAAAGAAACACAGAGTATGCGAAAAGGGAAAGAAATACATAATATATTGCAAAGTGGCATGCTTAACGTTGAGAACTTAGATAAAAGTGAGATTAGAATTTATGGTACGATTCTAAAAACGTTCGAAGATGAATTAGTAAAATTAAATAATGGCAGATCACGGATAGAATGGGAATATAAATCTACTAGCTCAATCGATTCTATACCGACAATAGGCTTTTGGGATGGATTTATGCCTTGCGGTATACTGGAAATAAAAACAGGGACTAATTTATGGACTAAGGAAAAAGCAGAGGAGCATGGGCAATTGGCATTCTATGCCCTACAACACGGCGGAAATCCAGATATATGGCTATTCAGTGCGAATGTCACTAACGGAAGATGCAAAATGTTTCACGTGAAACATACAAATGAACAATTAGAAGATATGAAAAAAAGAATAAAAAAAGCATGGGAAATAATATCTTCTTATCATGAATCAAGAATAGAAACATATGAAAACAAGTATACCGGCCGCGATAACAAAAGTGACTACAATGCGTGATAAAACAATACGCCTGCAAGTAGATTGTCAAGAAACAGATGCAGAAACGATGACAGATTTGTTCAGATTAAATGACAAATTAGGTTGGTTCTTCTTTCATGAATCACCAATTAAAGAAATAGACACAAAAAAATTACCTGAGATAAAACTTGAAAGAGGTCAAAAAACACCCAGTGAAAGGCTCAGATCATGCCTATATGTACTATGGGAATCTGAGAAAACAGATATGGATTTTGACAATTATTATCTAAATAAAATGAATTCAATAATAGAATGGATAAAAACTAAATTACCATAATAATATGGACTATACAAACAATAAAACTAAGAGACAATACGAATTAAAACCATTAGAAGGCGTACTGTGGTTAGAAGAACGGCAATTCAAAACAAGAGATGGACGTGATTTTATTGTATGCAAAGGTAAATTCAAAGATAGCCAAGGGATCGAATATTATATCGATGCATATAAAAACTTCACTAAAAATGGAAAACCATATTTCAGTATGAGATTCAAAACAGTATCTGAAATCAATATGAGGCGTGAAAGACAATATAATGATTATATCGAGAATAAACAAAATGATTCTTTTTACCCAAACGATGACATGAATACGAATAATATACCATTCTAAACATATTGAATAATATTTTCTGCCCGTCCCGCCATGCCTCCGGCTAAGTCCGCAGGGAACAACGAATGACAGTAGTTGTCCGGAAATGGCGGACGGGTGGAAAAAGAAAAAATATGAAAACTAAAACCAAAATTATCTTCATCCTCTCAGTCCTGGCCATCTGCATTATGTCGTTCATCCTTTGGCCTAAGACTGAGACGGCCATTGAAATCAAAGAATACACGCCAGATCCTTGTACAAAAGTCAAAGAAGCTACGACTAGCACTCCGGCGGAATATGATTGCACCGAAAGCGCAACCCTGCTCAAAAAATGGGCAGTGTTCGAAAGACAAGAAAAAGCTAACCTACAAAACGAGCTAGATAGGCTCCTGGGCAAGAAAATTAAAGCTATCATCACTAAATATAGCCGCGAAGATAGTTGCCATAACCCTAAAATAGTCCATGGCAAAAAACTCTGCCTAACATCCATAGGCCGTGACACGCGAGAGGGAGTGACCGTAGCTTGCCCTAGGTTTATCAAACTCGGAACAAAGGTTGAAATCTTAGGCAAAACCTATATCTGCGAAGATAGATACAGTACCTATCTCGATAAACTGAGGAAACTGCCAACGTTCGATATATTCCTGGAAAAAGAAAATCTAAGGAAAATGCCAGGAAAACAGATTGCTACAGTGACAATAAAATAATCAACCATCCGGCCTCTATGGGGGAGAGCCGCCGGCTACAAGCGCAAGGATAACGATGCCCCTTGCCTCTCCCCACGGAGGCCGAAATGAGCAAGAAGAAATGGAAGAAACTGCACGACGCACCTTCACAAGCCAAAGAAGACGAGAAAGAGGAGAAAGAGGAGAAAATTGACATCGCCAAGCTATTTGCTAAGGCCAAGAGGAAACAACGGCCAATCATCAAGAGCTACCGGAGGTGAAACTATGTGGCTGGAATGCATCGTCTGCTGTACCTCAAAAGAGTATGGAGAGCTTGCAGATAAACGCGTGGCCAAGACCACTTGCTCCCCCCTTTGCCATGCCATTCTTATGGAATGGGCACGCCTTCCAGATCCGCGTCCGTCACTCTATCAGTGCTATCTCAAAGCCAAGGACAAGAAGAAATGAAAATCATCGCTCATGCAGTGGCAGGGATTATCAAATCCTATGTCATCTGCAAGATGTTCTACTTCATCCTGAAAGGAGCAGAAACATGCGCGTCCCGCTCAGAGACCCACCGCACACCATCGTGACCATCCTCGACAGCCAATACCGACAGCTTAACTTCACGGTCGCACGGGCGAAACTCCTGTCCGAAGTCCAAGTGAAAATGCCAGAACTCGCGCTTGTCTGTTCGGTGCAAGGGAAAATCGTCCATATCCAACTCGAGTCACTTGACCTCGACAATCCTCGCGCCCTCATCGTCTTCAATGGCTAGCATTCCGGTTTCGCCGTTCCGGCTAAAAACGGCGATTAAATAATATGCCATTCAAAAATATATGAACGAAAATAACAAGAAAAACAATATGAACGAAAATAACAAATATCGTGTACTTGTCGATTACGGAACAGAAAACTTTGCGTTTCTAGATGGAGAATACGAAACCGTTGACGAAGCAGTCAAAGCAGCAATAAAGAACTCTTACACCCCATTTACAATTGTCAAGATAATAAACTGGAAAGCTATAAATTCTGGTGGCGAATATACCACGCAAGAAGAAGAGCGGTAAGGAAAAACAACACGAGAGATATGACCAGCGAAGAACTCAAAGAGATTAGAAAATGGGCAAGAAATGAAATCGCTGAATACGAAGCGTTCATTAAAAACGTCAATGAGGAATTGAAAAAACGGAGTAAATCATGGTCAAAGTCGTCTGCTCTTTATGCGGCAAGTCATGGGAGAAAGAAGGCGAATGCAAAGGCATAAGTCATGGGATGTGCGAGCAATGCGAGCGCATCTACAACGACTATATCGACGGAAATCTGACCTTCAAGGAAACCCTAGAGCTTGCCCGAAAAATCCAAAACTGACGTGTTCACCGGCTCACGTCTCAAAAGCTGGAAAACCTTAAAATAAACCATGCCAAAAATGCGTTTTCATATATGCAACGACATGAAAGAAGCCAAAAACAAGGCGGCGATATTGAGGCTCAATGGATATGAGACGGAAATATCTAAATCAAAAAACAAAGGAGTAAATGATATTACACAATACATAGTCTGGGGATGGATGCGCATTGTAGAGTTTCGCGCGAGACCTGGGAGAAGACGCCAAAGATATGAGACCGACAAAAGACCAAAAGAAACAGATAATGCATCTACTCCGTAAAATAGCCATCGCCCGAGACGGTGAATGCTGTTTAAGATGCGGCAAGACCACGAGCCTGCATCTGAGCCATATCTACCCCAAAGGACGCTATAAGAGCATGGAATATGACCCTGACAACATCAAATTGCTATGTAACGCTTGCCATCTTTTTTGGTGGCATAAAAATCCAATCGAGGCCGGAGAATGGCTAAAAAGCGTTATCCCTAGCGGACGTTTGTCGAGGCTCAAAACCATGTCGGAAGATAACACTAAGCGGCCATTCGACCCTAAATTGCATATTATATTCCTTGAGCAAGAGCTGAAACGCTATTCCAAGCCAAGGTTTTGAGCCTTCTTTACACGCCTAACAGCAATCTTAAAATGTAAATATATGCCAAAAGCTATGGAAGAAGCCTTGAAAAAAGAGGCTACCAAGAAAGGGTTGACCGGTGATAGCTGGAATGCCTATGTGTACGGTACTTTGGCCAAGTTCAAAGAAGCCGCTAACAAGCCAAAAAAGAAGTGACTATGGGAAGACCCAAAGGAAGTAAAAACCTGACGCCCGAAGAGCGTGCCGAAAGGCTAAGGGTGTACAATGCGCAAAAATTGCCACCTCATCGACCTACTACATGGAAGCCTGAATACAATCAAGCCATAATTGATTGGTTTGAGGATGCCGCTTTACACCCATTCAGAGAAGTAGTTGATAATCATGGCAGGATACAATTAGTGCCGAAACGATGCCCTACTCTTGAAGGATTTGCGCATTCCATCGGGACTGTGCCCCAGGTTTTGGAACGTTGGGCGGAAGAGGAAAACAAAGATAAGTACCCCGGGTTTAGCGAATCTCATTCACGTGCTTTGAAATTACAGAAGGATTTTTTGCTATCTACAGGGCAATCTGGCGCGGCTGACTCTAGGTTCACAATGTTCATGCTAAAGAATAACCACGGCATGAGAGATACGACCGATGTTACGAATGACGGCGGGAAGTTTGAGCCGCCAGTCATCATTAACCCAGGTAAAGATTTGACCATCTAATGGGTATCACGATAACTCAAGACCGCTGGATAGGGCGCCCGAACGAGTTTTTAGATAGAGATGGACAAAGACATCCTCTACCCGTCCTTGACGCTTTCATGGCCTCGAGAGCCAAGAGACAGATACTTGTTGCCCATAGGCGCGGACGAAAAACTACAAAAGCGCTGGAAAAAATGTTCCAGTATTTATGGGCTAACCCTGGGATAGTGGGGAAAACATTGGCGCCTATACGCAAGCAAGCCAAAGAAATAATATGGGATGATCCCGACATGTTATTCCATCCGAATGTTTGCAATCCGAATATTATATCCAAAGTAAATCATAGCGAATTAAAGATTACGCTAAAAAATGGCAGTTTATGGAGCTTGGACGGCATGGACGACCCGCAATCTAAGCGCGGCGGCAATGCCAAAGTAGTGCATTTTACAGAAGCAGGCGACCATGAAGAGTCCGGTTGGAGCCAGATATACGAGCCTATTTTGACGGCGAATAACGGCGTTGCCATTTTCGAGGGCAACCCGCGTGGCAGGAATTGGTATTATCGTCTGTTCAATAACGCGGAAGGACGCGAAGGCTGGGAAAGGTTTTATATGCCGGCGGCACGATTGGACGCCCAAGGTAAACTAGAACCTCTTACGCCTATTTTTACGCTTGAACAATTACAGGATTTGCGAAGCCATAATCCTGACGCTGTATTTAGGGCTGAATATCTTTGCGAATGGGTAGATAGTGTCGGCACCGTATTCCGCAATTTTGAGCGTTTGGCCATAGCACAACCTGAAAAAGCCAGGAAAGGCAGGCGATACCGCATAGGTGTTGACTTGGCAAAATTGCAAGATTTTACTGTTTTGACCGTGGTGGACAGGCACGAATGGCGTGAGGTGGCTATTGACCGTTTTAATCAGATTGACTGGACATTGCAGAAAGAGCGCATCAAGGCCATGGCTAAGGAATATGGAGCTAAAGAGAATGGCAATAAGCTGGAAGTGTTGATAGAAAGCAATGGCGTCGGTGATCCGATATTCGATGATTTATGGAAATGGGCGGCATCTGACGAAATACGCAAGGCATACGACATAACATTTACGCCATTTAGAACGACCAACGAAACCAAGGCTATGATAGTAAGCAATTTGTCTATGCTCTTTGACGAGGGGATTATCACGATATTGCCGGATCCGGTGGCCTTGCGTGAGCTTAGCGCGTTCGCCTATAAGAAATCGTCTTTGCACTTCATCTATGGCGCGCCGAATGGGGAGCATGACGATACCGTCATGAGCAAGGCTTTAGCTTTTTGGGAGCTAGGCGCAAAACTCCCCGAACCTATTGACAACGATAAGCCTCAGCATAAGTGGGGATTGCCGCCCGAAGCCTATAAAAACAGGACTTCACACCCTTTATGGCTGGGCTAAAATTGTAATGTATGCAGGACGGCAAGAAAGAAATAGACGTATTCGAGCGTGATTGGAATACCGCACGCGAGCATTGGAAACGTAAACATCGTGTCTGGGATTATAACTACCTGACATACCGTTCCGTGCTGACGTATAACGACATATACGGTGAGAAATATCTCAAAGCGTTCGGCTTGCAGGTGTTCGTGCCGCGCACGTTTCAGACTGTCGAAAGTTTGTCATCCGCAATTCTGGCCAAAGATACGTCATTCACGGTCAAGGGATTGAACCTGTTAGACAATAAAAAGAGCAAATACTTCGAGCGCATGGACAATGTGGAATGGAAGCGGTCGGGCGCGGAAGAAGCGACCGCAACAGCTCGGCGCGATGCGCTCATATATGGCATGGGGCATATTCTTAATTGTTATGTAGAGGATACGGAAACTCTTGATTTTCCTGTCAATAAAGCCAAAGAAAACGAGAAACCTGAAGAGGACAAGGATGGCCAGCCAGAGGAACAAGAGACTGCGTTGCCTAAAAACAAGAAAGAAATCGAATGGGAAAAGAAAGAGGTTATTCGTTATCGCGGCATGAAGCCGGAAGCCATCGACCCGTATTATTGCTTTCCTGACCCGTCGGCCAGCGATGCGAAATCACGCCGTTACCTGTATCGCTACAAGATTTGGAACGTTGACGAATTGCGCGACTGGGTTGTCGGTAAAGGTTGGATGGACGAGAAAGAAGCAGCCCAAAAGATACAGCCGACGAACGTGGAATACTTTGACGCTATCCGCGACACGATTGATTGGATGTATCAAATGCCGCTCAATACGGGCTATACGCGAGGAAACCACGCTGACCCGAATGACGCGGCCTTGAAACCTTACCAGAGGCCGACCGAAAACATGGTGGCTACGATAGAACGCTACGAGAAGAATTACTACGAATGCCGCCTAGCTGACCAGACTCCACTATATTCTGACTTTAATGTTTATCCGCATAAGAAAATCCCAGTCGTCACGTTCTATAACTACAAAATAGAGCACAGAGACGAAGGAATGGGCGAGCCTGAAATCATCCGACACCAGCAACTCGAGGAAAACAAGATACACAATTTTGTATTGCAGACGCTTTTAATGAGCATAGTCCAGCGATATGCAGTGCATGCTGACTTGTTAGATGACGAAAATGACTTATACATGAGCGACCCGTTTAAGCCTATACGGCTGAAATCCTTGCCCGGACTATCCGTGCAACAAGCCATAATGCCCATGCCGCAACCGGACGTGAAGCAGATTCCGTTCGAACTTATGGGGCTTGTAAAAGATACTTTGCAAGCTACAAGTGGAGCGTCGGACTTTATCGTCTCTGCCAACGACGCATCAACCAACACGGCCACAGAGAGCAACAACCTCATGGCCGCCACGACAGGACGCATACGCGGGAAAATCCGCGCGATGGAACCAAGTCTGCGCGAAATCGTGGAGCAATGGCATACGTGTTTTGCTTTTTTCTACGACCAAGAGATGGACTTACTTATCACAGGCGATGACCAGTATTACAAGTATTTACCTTATAACAGGGAAGAAGCAGACGAAAATCCGGTACTCATGGCTCGTGCCTCTCAAAAATACGATGCCGTCGGCGATACTTTGGAAGAGATATACAGAAATGCAGGCTTTGCCGATGTTATTTATCTATCTGACTTAATGGGCGAGATGGTGGTAAGCGTGCAGACAACCGACCCAGAAATAAATAAAGATAAGACCGTGGTTAAGTTCTCAGAGGCCATTCGCCTCATGAACGAGGCTAATAACGCGGCTAAAATGGCTGGAGATACGCGCCAGTTCGATTCTTTCAAGCTAGCTAAGGACGCTTTGGCCAACTTCGACTTCATTAAGGACATATCGGAATACGTGAAAGGCGAGGGGAAACAAGCCTTACAAGCGCCAGTTATTCCTCCGCCGCAACCGGAACCAGCTATGAACACTACTAATCCGAACATAGCGGCAGAAATGCCAGCTATGCCGATGACACAATAACTATGGACAAAGGATTTAAGGGGCTAATCAAGCCCAAAGATACGCCAGCCGATGTGATTGAGGTGATACAAACGCCGCCGAGTTTTTACATCGAAAGCGACCAGATGTCTGGTATCAAAGACTTCGAGCTAGGCAAGGAATATACGGCCAAAGTTCGCATGACACGCCGTGAGGAACAAGAAAACGGCGAAATGCATTGTTGTTTCGAGGTCGTGAGTGTAGACGGCAAGAGCCTAAACGCAGAGGAAGACGTGCAAAAGGACGAAAACAGCGAGGAAAACTCCGATGAATGATGTATGGATCCCATGGAATTACTGGAAAACATCGCCAATCCTAAGCAAACGGCAGAAAACGAGGCGCAACATAAAGCTCATCTAGCAGACGCCGCGTCCGTGTGCGAGATGTTACAGACGCCAGGCGGGAAAATTCTGCGAGATAAACTGCAAGCAATGCTCGAAGCGTTGGTCGTACCGCCTGAACGTTTTACCGTAACACGCGTAGGTGCGCAGGGAGACACTTTCACGGAAGTCAACGCGACGCTTGTGGCGTCCATGGCAGGCCAACGAGCTGGTATCTATGACGTGCTTGCGTGGCTTAACTCATGTGAGAAAATGATTGAGAGGGAAGCGCAAAATAAAGCGGAAGCTCATTGATAAAACAACACAAAACTCCACAAACGGTGCGGGGTCCATGTCCCGTAGCGGTTTTTGGGGTTTTGTGTGGTTAGTGGAGTTTCCATACAAAATCAAAAAGCCAAAGCTAAGGGACAAAGACGCCGTACCAAGTACGGCGTTTATTCATAAGCGACAAAACTTATGCCAGAAGTTCAAGCGAACGTCGCCATTGCCGGAGAGCCAACGGGGCTGGGTGCGCAAGTGTTAGCCGACGAAGAGGCAGCGCTTGAGCAAGCAGTCCCGAAAATCGAAAGCAAACAAGACGTTCCAGAACCATCGAAGTCCGACGACGAAAAACAAGAGGACGACGGAAAAGCAGATGAGCCTGAGGCCGAAGAAACCGAGTCGACCAAGGACGACAAGCCCAAGGAAGACAAGGATAAAAAGCCTGAGGAAACCAAAAGCGCCACCGTCAAGATAGGCAAACAGGAGTTTGCCAGCGTGGAAGACGCAGTCCGCGAAGCTACTCGGATCATGGGTCGCAACGCGGAATTGTCAGGGCAATTAAAGCAGGCCAATGCCCGTGCGGAAGAGGCCACACAAGCCCTAGAAAGCGTCAAAGCGCAATTGGATGAAGCCTTAAAGGTCAATCAACAGTGGGCAGAATGGCATGAAAAGGTCACGGCAGGAGAAACCGCTGAGCCGCCACATGCCAAACAACCACCAATTGATGAAGTAGTTCGCAAAGTCCTTGCCGAGCAAGAAGCGGCGCGGGCTGAGGCCGAACGCATGAAGGCCATCGAGGCTGAGTTCGAAAAGGTGCAGAACGCACCTAACTACCCTCAGGTGGCCGAAACCATCTACAAGGTAGCAGACCAAATAAATCCATTAACAGGGAAGTACTTTACCCCAAAAGAAGCCTACGAATTCGCCTGTCGCATGGCAGGGATTGCGCCTGAGCTCGAGACTACTGCACCGCCTCCCGTTCCTCCTAGGTCGCCAGTTAATTCGGCAGTTAAGAGTTCGGCCGCAAGACCCGGTGGTTCCGGACGTTTAGCTCCCCAGCAAGAGCCGGAAGTCACCACTATCGAGGACGAATATCTGGCAAAGGCCTTCCCGCTATAAAAAATTATGCCTAAACCTAACGTCACGCCGTATTCCGGCAACGCTAACACGGGGCTAGACAACACAGCGCAATTTGTCCGCGACGTCGATCCCCGGATGTTCTACCTCGAAGCGTACAAATATCCCTTCGTGTCCATTTTGTTCACCATGGGCACTGACATGGAAAAAAAGGACAACGGGAAGCTTGCTTTGAAAGGAAGCCAAATCAAGAAACAAAAAACTGTCAATCCGAAGTTCGAGCATACTGAATCAGAGATGCTCAAATTCGCGTTCAACCCGACGGCTGCAGTCGCTACTGGTGACACTACAATCAGCGTGTCCACGTCCGACGATGATTATTTTGTGGCCGACATGGAAGTGCTGCTCACGAACGCCGCAGGTTCACGTGAAGTCGTCCGCGTCAATTCTGTCGGCACTGGCTCAATCTCCGTTACCCGTAACATCGGCGGTACCGGCGCCATCGCCATGACTACGGCCGATAACATGTACATCATGGGCGTGGTACGTGCCGAGGACTCTCTGTCCACGACCGCTGTCCAGGCCAAGAGCGAGACGCTTTACAACTATGTCGAGTTCCTGTCCGAGCCTTATGGCGTGTCTAAAATCGAGCAGGCTACGGCCAACTACCACGGCGATCCGTACGCCCGCAAGAAGATGGAAGCCTTGGCTCGCATGAAACAGAAGCTCGAAATGATGGCATGGTTTGGCGTGCGCTCTATGGACGCCTCGACCACTAACCCAATCTACCACAATGGCGGTGTCATGTACTGGCTGCAAAATCAGTTCACTGACGTGCCGTCTTTGGATGTAGGCGGCTTGCTTACTAAACAAGCTTGGGATGCCTGGCTCCAGGATGCCTTGAAGTACAACAATCAGCAGAAGTTCGTGTTCGCCTCTAGCCCTGTCTTGACGGCTGTCAACGGTTTCGCAAGCAATCAGCTCCGTCCATCAGACGTGAACCTATCGAAGTTTGGTGTGTCTATCACGCAGTATCAATCGCCATTCGGTACGGTCAATCTCATTCGCGAGCCGTTGTTTGACGAAGTCGCCAGCATGAATGGCAGCGCCGTCTGCTTAGACCTTAACAACATCTCTTGGCGCTATTTGGAATCCAACGGCGTCAACTTGGACTTGAAGTCTTATGACGACATCCAAGAGAATGACCGCTCGGCCAGGAAGGGCGAATGGATGGTGGTCGGCGGCTTTGACATCGCCGTGGGTAAATCGCATGCCATCCTGTCCAATGTGCAAGCCTAATAAAAACGCCAGTTTTCAACTAATCCGCTAATTTAAGCTAAAAATATGGAATATCAACACAAGGCCGCAGGACTCATCGAGAACGGTAGCCGTGTTATCGTCGCCGACCAATCAGTCGCCGTCGCTATCCGCTACAAAGGCTCGCAACCGTCCGCGACCGTGACTGTCGTCTCCGCCACTTCAATGACCTTGAAGCATGGCACGGCAGGTTCAGAGACCGGTGATACAACTGTCGGATCGTCTGGTGTCCTGGCTTTCTCCACTTACTCGACACTTGGCGCGCTCGTTGACGAAATCAACCGCGGCGGCAACTGGCAGGCCGAAATTGTCGATGGTTTGCGCTCCGATGCGACTACTGGTTCAACCTTGCTAGCTCGCTCAGAAACGACAATCACTCCGAAGACGCAGGTTCTGGATTGCTACTGGGACACTTCGGCCAAGCTGTCGCTCGATGTGGCCATCTCTTCGCGCCGTAGCAACTTCAACAAGACGCGAAAAGGCAAGGTCGCCGTGTTCCAGCAGGCGCGCTGTCTGGTAGATATCTCTTCCGGAACGCTTACCCTCTACATCTACGATGTGGATAAGGCGCGTTCGACAGCTACGCTCTTGGCCACGTTCGCCGGAACGGACGCTACCGAACTTTCCGCGCTCATCGCCGGAGGCAATGGCGTATTGCGTTCGAGCGTCGGCAACGATTTGCTCGTCCGCTATGTCGGATCTGCGAATTTGCCGGATACCGGAGCCTACCTGAACGTCGCCGGTTACATCGAAGCCTAGCCCATTAAATCCATTAACGGGTTGGTTGGTCGCCCCTAGTGCCTTTTTGCTGGGGGAGACCGCCAAAAAGGAGCTAACCCTATGTCAATTCGTTTCATCTCATCTAAGGCTGATCATAAAGTCTTGCTCGTCCCAGGACGCCAACTTACTGACCCCTTAACAGGGTTACCAGGTCAACAAATACCAAACAGATACGTGCATTTTAAGTCGCTTGTATATGAAGCGACGAATGACGACGAAGCCTACTTGCTTTTGCAAAAATGGCATCAAGCCGAGGAACGCCGCTGGCCTCATTCATTTTGGGTACATCCGTCTGATTTAGAAGCCGCCAACGAATTGTGGGAAGAACGTAAAACAAACCCAACTCCGGTTGTGCCAGACGCTAATTACGTCAAGAGCCTTGAAGACCAGATACGCGAATTGAAAGCCATGATCATGGAAAAAGGCAATGAGACCGAACAGCTTAAACCTAAAAAGCCGAAGGGGAGGCCTAAAGCTCCATCATCGGAAATGAACAACTATGGATCAAATCAATCGTAAATTGGGTTGTTTCACTTACGACCCATCAATCAGCGGATACGACACGTCATTTTGGAAAACCTTATCAGGTTCGCCAAGTGTTATATCCAACAAATTACGCTTAAGCTCAGCGGAAATCGCCAGCTATGTAGCCTTCCGTGAGCTCGACGTCGAGTTCATGGTAACGGTACCAACCGCCCCGACAAGCGGCGATGCAAGAGCTTTTGGCCTAAAAATACCGGCTCTCGGCAACCGCGCCCGCGTGGAATTCAACATCACTGACGCTGTATTTTCATGCAAAGTGTATGACGATACGGCCACGGCACAACTCAGTCAGGCCATCACATGGGACGCCTCGTGGACAAACACAGCCATTAAATATCGCATCCAAGCTACAGCATCTGGCGTCAAGTTTTATGTTGACGGTGCGTGTGTCGCAAGGGCGGAAATGCAAGGATTGACCGCAAACAATTCACTCCCAACTATTGGCGGTTATCTGCATATCTCGAACGGCAACGCCGATAACATGGATATTACGGCCGTCGTTGTTAAAGACGCACAGCTTGTGGATACAACACTCCGCCCAGTTCCTTCATCTAGTTCTGGCTCTTCTAGCTCTTCTTCCTCCGGTTCATCTTCCGCCGGCGGTGGTAATAATACCTATTCAACAGAACAAGGCGACTTTTCGGCCACTGTAACTGACTCGACATATAGCATCGTTCTTTCAACCGACACTATTGGCGGGCAGACAATCACCGAGGCTAACTTTGCTAACGGGATCTTGAAAGTCATGGATGTCTCGGCTTCGCCCAAAGAATTCAAGACTATCACTCTTAATAAGTTCACCTGGAATAGTTCGACCAAAACACTCGATGTCACTAACTGCACAGGAGCATTCCTTTTCGGTACTGGGGATATTGTCTCATTGACTCTTACCGGTGCGGATAAAATCCGCGATGCGGCTACTGACTCGCAAAAAACAAGTCTCATTCGCGACGTGAGCGACCAGTATGGGAATGAGACACTCATTGATACGACGAACGTGGCCGCTGGGACTAACTATTATCCGTCACCTTCCGGAAGCCCGATGGACAATTCTTCGACGCTCTCTATTCAAGGAAAAACAAGCGGTGGAGTGACTACGACAATTGAGGCGACAAACGACGACTCGGCTTCTCCCGATTGGTTCGATATTTCCAAATCATTTACCGACTTGGTCACGAATACATCCGGCAACGCATCTTACGTAGATGCCAACTTCATTCTTGTTCCAACTGGGCGGGATGTACTAAATGTCAAGGCCATTCGTATTAAATCCGTCACAAGCACCTCGACTAATGTCGTTAAATATAACATCCGAAAAATTTACTAAAAACGTTAGTTTTCAAACTGATATGCCAGAATTATTCGATCCGCGAGCAGGCATCGTGGAGACTCCCATCGAGCAGCAAGTCCGAGATGTCTCGGAGGACTTGGCTCGCGCCGAAAAGATTATCCGAGGCCTAAAAGAGCCCATGTTCATTGAGGACTTGATTAAGATGGTGCAGGAGACCTGCAATCTCACGAACGATGAGGTCGTGGAAGTAGTTAAGAAAATCGATGACGAGCTCAAAGCAGTAACGCAATAGTATGTCTCTTATCGGAGCGGCCGGAGACGGCATAATTTGCAGGCCTGACTTGACCAGCCAGCAAACTCTTTTAGCTTCAAAGGGCACTGTTTACGGCTCTCCGATGATTGACCATGGAGTAAAGTTCAACGGCACGACTGATTATGTATCGTTTTCTTGTCTCCGCTATGGTGTAAAAAGCATTGTCATTAGACTCAATCTGGGTGCGCTTACAAACTATATCGTGGATTTAGATGGCGGTACGCATTATATCTGGGTAAACAATGGGACGGTGACAGCTACGGGCTTTGCTAGTCCGACGATATACGTTGATGGTATAGCAACATCTACGATAACTTTGGGCAAGCACACGATATGCATTGCGACTTCTACGGCCTTTGCTCTCAAAAATCCCGTTCTAGGTAAGAAAGACGCAAACTACTTCAACGGCACGATTTACGATATTTATGCGCTTAATATCGTTTTGTCAGCCGAGGATGCAAAGGATATATATGAGCAAGACACAATCCAGGAATTAGAGCAATGTTTATTGTTTTTGCCGTTAAAATCGTCATATACGGATAGTTCTGGCAATAGGGTGACTGAAAACAAGGGCACGGCTCTTGGGACTGTAAAACTGGGCAATGGCACGACGCCCTCTTCTTTTCCGACGCAACTTGTGCCTAGCGGCATGTATTTTGATGGCAGTGATGGCTTGACCTCGTCCATAATTGATCCGGTGGAATATAACGAGCCGTTTTTCGGTGGAATGGTCTATAACGGTTCGCCTGTTAGTACCAATAATGCATGGATGTCGACATACAATTCTACTACATCCAAAGGTTTCGAGTTCCGCGTACAAAATTCTATTGGCTGGCTTATACAGATTATATCTACAAATTATATTCAGGCTTATTCAGCGTCATCCTATCTTCTTAAAGGCCTGCATTCTGTGATGTTTTCTTATGATGGTTCGGCATCGCCAAATGGTTTATCTATTTATCTCGACGGGGTTTCTTTGTCTGGCCTCTCACGCAGCGGTTCAATTGCTGGGACAATAAAGAACGGCCAACCGATAGCCATTGGCGCACGTCTCACGGGTGCGTCGCTTTCTTTGTATATTACTCCAATGAAGCTATTCAGACCGTTTTTTGGCAAGGGTTTATTTACGGCGAGACAGGCTAAGATAATGCATAATTATCTCATGAAGATCTATAACACTAGTGTATGAAGCTCGATGAATTAAAAAAGCAAGGTAAACTCTGCGGCTGGTGGGACTTCCGTCAGAAGACGCTTTTCGATTTTTCGGGCAATGACAACAATTTCACGTCATCGGGGAATATCGTCTGGAGAAGTGGTAAAAACGGCAATGGTGTCTTTTTCAAGGACACTGGGTTGCTTACGGCTACGGATAATGCCAGTCTAAACGTCACGGCGCTCACGATATTGATTTTTGCCGATATTCCGACGCAGATAAGAGGGATATATTATTTTGATAAATACGTCTGCCGGTTCGGGGTTGCGGTTAGCGGTTATCCATTCATCTTAAACAGGCAAACGACAATCCAATCCGATGGTTCGGTGGATTGCAGGGGAGCAAAGATGATTGGCGTGAAATATGCCAATAATGAAGTCCCGCAATTCTACAAAAACGGCAGTCCTATTGGTTCTGGGACGAACAGTGAGGCTCTTGGTTCTTATGCTCAAAATCTTGGGCTAGGGAATTATTTTATCACTCCTTCCTCAACTTATAGCGCTGGTTGTCCTTTTTATGGCGTCGTTTATGCAAATACCAAGCTAAGCGACCAAGAAATAAGTCAAATCTACAATGAGTTTTACGCGCAGACGCCTAGTGGTAATCCGAAAACTACGAATTACAAATGGCTCAATAATCCGAAAAACAACGAGTTCGCGAAAGACTCGGACTGGGTAAAAGGCACAAACTGGACAATAGCTAACCATAAAGCTAACGCTACGGCGGCTGGTGCTGAAAGGGATTTATATCAGGATAATGTAGTAAATATCGGGAGCACTTACACGGTGGAGTACAAAGTTTCTAATTATACCGCTGGTTCAGTCAAGGCTCTTATTGGGACAACTGCTGGATCTTTGGCGTCTATCAACGGAGTATTCGGGGAGACTTTGAAGTGCGCGGGCAATAATAGAGTATCAATCAGGGCTAGTTCGGATTTTGTCGGGAGTATTGATTATGTAAAAGTCCATCAAAACTATCATCCTGTATATTTGGGCAAATCTGAATACTGGTTGCCGACGTTATCGAATGTTTCTTCGGGCGCGCTCACTAATACTCAATTTAGTGTTTTATCAGGTTCATTCAAAGTTTCGCAATCTTCCGATAAAAAGAAGTGGATTGAATGCGTCACCGGTGGTTTAGCTAGCGCTTTACAAGATAGGGCTTACGGGACTTGGGTATTTGAGTTTTTGAAGGGTGGGGATGCTAATAATTTTGAATTTCTTTTCATAGCTAGCCAAAAAGCTAGTCCGACAGCCGCTGGGCAGAATAGCTATTCGTTCAAATTGAATAGTACCGAGTCAGTTAATTTTAATAGGTCAATCAACGGTTCGGCAAGCACGCTTACCTATACGCCTGCTAATTATTTTTCTTACGGCGTGCCGTACTT